TGGCACTTCATTAAGTCTTTCAGTGGCATCCCTTTATGCTTGTACCTGCATACATACTTGAGTATGTTACCTTTCAAATAGCCGCTAAACTCTTCTTCGGTAAGAGAGCTTTTAATTAGGTCAATAGTTTCAGTACCGCCTTGCGTATAGTGCGAAGGGCTATTTACCGCTTGTGTTAGTTCTGCTATAAACTTCTTTTCATTCGGCATTAGTTGTCCTCACTAAATTTAACTTTGATTACATTATCATAAACTTCTTCAACAACTAACTTCTTAGTGTCTTCTTTAGAGTTTTGTACTATCTGATCTATAGTGGCTTCATGTCCAAGCTGCATAAGGTAGTCGTAGTCTGTCTCCAGTAGACTGAGCATACCCTGCATCAAAACGTGCGCGGGGCTTACATCCTGAGTGTCCGTGGTATCATACGCCCTGACGGTTACACTGTCAATACCGGAAGGATCGAAAACTATGTACATTCTTCCCGTGGCAAGGGAAAAGGATTCCTCCTCTATTCTAGATCTCATCTCCTCTGGTATATCACTGTCTTCTTCTGTAAAAGTAAAACTAAAGTCATCATCATCACTCATCGAACCACTCCACTGGTATCTTCTTGTGCGCCCAATCAAACCCGTGACGCTCTGCCCAATCAGCATGTGTAGTCTTTGATCCTTTGTATATCTTTTTGTTTGCGTTAGCAAAAAAGAACTTCACTTCAAAGTCTGGGTTCTGCTTCTTGACAAGCAAATGCTTTACTCTGTCCTGCTGAGTTAGCCGCCCCTTAACTTCAATGTACATATCATTTCTAGGGATATAGAAGTCTGGAATGTACACCTTGGGATCAGGCTGATAGGGTATCTTATCAGGCTCAAACTCAAAGGTTATACCTCTGCGGCCAAGAACAACAGCTACTTCTGCTTCAAACTTTGATCTAAAACGCATAGTAATCAAACTTGTTTTTGTTTTCTGGGTTAGTATTTACCATTTCAATATAGCCCCTGTCTAAGTCTTTTTGCACATACTCTGGTGATGTTCCTTTAACTATTGAGAAACTTCTTGAAGGAAATACAACTAACCTGCCTTCTCTTAAAAAAGAACGTATGTTATTAAAGCATTTTGATACGAACATAGAGCCTTCATAGTTAAACTCATCTGCAGTCCACACCCCACTATCAGACATATTCTTTCTATATATGATTTCTAGTTTACTATCTTCAGGCAGAGACTTAACTAACAAAGCTTCCGTATGAGTGCTATCTGCTTTTTGTGTATCAAAATATATAAAAGCAGCTTTAGGGTTATACATAGTCTCAAACTCACTAATCTTTTCCGTAAGATATAAAGCCATTAGATCTCATCCTTTACATGCTTTGTGTACCAGATTCTAGGTTTTGTATTAGCCGTTGATGTAGCTTTCTGTTTATAAACTGACCCCGGCCAACAGTATTCTTTGTAACCACAGTAAGAACATGTCCTGTTCATTAGCCTGTTTCCAGTGCGCTTAGTCTCACCTGTAGCCTTATCTGTGTAGCTTTCAGCCTCGTCACCAAACGACTTCTTAAATTCAGTGCCGCCTAATACCTCTCGTATGTTAGTATCGGCTAATTCTAGTGCGGCCTCTTTATCTTCTTCTTGAACCAGAGGTGCCTCACATACAGCCCACTCACCTGTAGCCTTATTGATAGCTATCCAACCACCAAAGGTAGCGTTAGCAGCCTCTGCATAGAGATAGCCCTGCGGCACGTAGCCAAACACATCATCCTTCTTGATGTTGTTGTACCCACGATTAGCCGCGAACTTCATAGAGAATGCTCCGGGTGCGGCACTCTTTATGTCATATATCTTATCGTCTATCTTAACATCATACGTACCGCGAAGAGTAGTGCCTCCTATGTCTAGGCTAACACTTTCCTGTTCACTTTGTATGTTTATACCTGCAGCTTTCATAACAGTAACTGCAATAGCCTCTATCATATCACCGAATAGAAACTTCATTACAAGGGTGTAATCTACATCTTCCTGTACATCATCCCTCATGCCCATCTTCTGTTGGCAAAGGGGTTTACCTACGCCAGACATGCGTACCTTTATATCCGGCTTTTCGCTAAACTGCCTCTCAATAGCAGAGCCGCACATCTCCTTAAACTCTTCGACAAGGTGAGGGGGAAGGCCATCGCCCTCTCCCCTCGACGCTTTCTCAAGGAAATGCTGTACTTTATGTAGCAGCATACTCGACACTATGCACTCTCAAGCTCTTGTGCAATGTCGAGGTCTTCCCGCGCTAGTACAGTGTCTTTGCGTTCATTGTACTGCTTCAATACGCGAGTGTTCCACTTGCTAATGTCTTCCATAAAGGTATTGAGCAGTTCAATATCTTTATCTGTTACCTTAACGGACTGTGGTTTATCAAACACAGGGGTGTAGTAGATAACGCTACCATTTACATTACGCTTAGTCGCTATCTTAACCTTCTGACCAAACATAATCTTATTGGATGGAACCTCACGAATGTACGTGTTTACAGGCATAAAGGCAGAACCACGGGCAGACCAGATAAACGGTGTACCTTTGAGATCTACCTCTTCACCATCTGCAGTAGCAGCACCTTCTGCTTTAGTAACTGTACCATAGATAACTTGTGTACACTTAATACTCTTCTGTATAGCGTGTTCCAGAGAGTTGGTGGACAGGTTAGCTATCTCATCCTTGGCGAGTTTACCACACTTATTACCTCCGCTGGTATCAGGGAAGTCATCACTAAGGGAGGGTGCAAGAACTGTACGGATAGAATCTTCCGGGTTCTCTTGGTTCCACAAGTCATAGGAATAGTAACGTACAAAGAACCGTGCTTCAATTTCTTTTGAGTACACAGTCTGATCTCCTACCCGTAGGCGGAAGGAACCTTTGGGCAACGTGTCACCCTCTTTGTTCTCGTTCTGCTGCTCAATGGCTAATCGTGGTAGTCCAGCCGCTACTTCAGGACGGCTATTGTCTACCTGCCCGATCATGGCAGCTACCTTAGCAAGGTTTTCTTCGTTCACTTCATCAATTTTCATTAGTTCGCTCATTTATTTATCTCCTGTAAATTGAGCCAGTCGGTGCCTATTTTCAATTCTATCTCAATAGGCATATCAAAGTCAATACCAAATTCTCTACTACATTCTTCCGGTATACAAAGCATACTCCTCCTTAATAAATCTATCATCTGATCTTTCTCGTCTGGATGTACATCCATTATGATCGAGTCGTGGACTGTATTTATAATCCTGCTCTTAAACTTTGGGTCTACCACAGCACGTAGACTTTTGTGCAGCCGTATCAGGGCTAATGGTAGAAGGTCAGCCGTAGCAAACCCCTGTACTGGGTAATTTTTAATTGATGTAGCTCCTACCGCCGTACCATGTCGCGTATACTTTGCGTAAGGAAAAGCATATTCTCTGCCAGAGGGGAGGACTATGTTCTTTGTAGAGACTGCCTCTTCCTGTAGCTTGTCATGCCATTCAGTAACGCCCTGATACTTGTTTCTAAATGCTGCGTAGTAGGACATCTCACGATTAGTCCCTAGCACACCGCCGTACAGAGGTTTGAATGTATGTGCCTTCGCATCTTGCCTAGTAACGCCCATTATATCTGCAGTATACTGGTGAACATCGAAGCCGTTCTTTACCTCATCGTAGATTACAGGGTCTTGTGATAGGAACCCAGCTACACGGAACTCTAGTTGTGAGTAGTCACCTTCTAGGATATAACCCCCATCATGTCTAGACACGATAGCTTCTCTTGCAGGAAAGGTTGTACCTCTTGGCATATTCTGAAAGTTTGGTCTGCTTGACGATAGTCTGCCAGTAGCGGTGACGCATTGATTAAAGTTAGGATGAATAAAGCCTCTAGCATCTTGATACTTCTCCAAGCTATCTACAAACGTGTTGAGATACGTCCTGATCATGGAGTACCTAGTATATTTATCTACAAACTCTCGCGCATCACCACTTAAATCAAGTCTTATCTGTGCAAGGGTTTCCTTGTCTGTTTTAAATCCTGCTGCCGCAGTGTCCATAGGCCCTCTGGGTATTACCCGTAGCCCTGCTGCTTCTCTTAGCTTGGTGTATATAACGCCCACGCCTCCGCATTCCTTACACTTGCTTGCATTCTTACTCAGCTTACCTGACTTCAGGTAGTACCTATTCTTACCAAAACCAGAACACTCAGGGCATTGTTCTCCTCTTGTCTTAGCAACAGGAGGGGCTAATGATTTAACAGTAGCACTAAAGATAGCAGGAGACATATTAGTCTTTCTTTTCTGTCTCTTTGTATGTCCTCTCTGCTCAGTCCCTATGTTAAACTTTTCTTTCCACTCTTTCTTATCAGTAACTTTTCTTGAATAGAGTAGTATACTTCTATCATCAGGACTATCAAGGTTAATCGGAGTATCGCCCATAGCACGTTCAGCAATATCCATAAGGTCGCAGTACAAACCATCATATTCTTTTTGATAGTCTGCTTTAATAGTTGCGAGTTTTTCATTGGATATCTTTATTCCAGCCCTCTCTATATCTATGAGGACATCAAGCATCTCCATGCTCAGTTTAATAACTTGCTGCAAAGGAAGCCTCCTGTGTCGGCCACAACATTTTTAACTCGGCTAATTGAGATTGAGCTAATTCAGTAGTTGTCTGCACATCAGCTATACAATACTCTCGCACTATATCAGGCGGCATATCTTCATAGGACACCTTGTCCTTGATGTACTGGTCTGTGAGGTCTGTTCTCTTTTCAGGTAAACTCCTACGTTTAGCACACTCTGCAAGACTAATTGATTTTTTAATGCCTCGGTTACAGAGGTACTCAGCTATCATAGTATCCCACAGTATACCATCGTACTTAAAGCCACACTCCCGAAGCCACTGCAGATCAAACTTTAGATTGTGTCCAACTAAACAGGTTGTTTCATCTAGTTTCTTCTGCAGTTTCTTTGCGGCATCTGGTGTAGGATCGCACTGGTTGTGATAGAAAAACAATTCATTTGTTTCTATCGTAGATAGATCAGATGTAAAACTCCTGTACCCTACAAAGACTATCTGTTGTCCATTGTAAGGTGATGACGTAGAGTTTTCAAAGTCCATAGTTGTTTCTATGTCAAGTACAGTAATCATGAGAATATATCCCTGTCTCCGTCTCTTCTTAATACAACGGAACCGTGCCAACCATTTATCTTGTTCTTGGAGAACTTGATAGTTCTAAAGTCTTCATGTTCAGCTATTCCGATACCTATAATTATGTCAGCCTCTCCAGCCTTACCTGTCTTACTACCATCTAGCATGGAATAATCAATTGTCTCTCTACCATGTGCATCGTAGGACGCTTGGGAGATAGCCCAGACTGCTACATCGTGGCGCTTGGCTAGCTCTCGCGACCTGCAATACAATTCCTTCAGCCTCTCATCGCCCCGTGAAAACTCACCGTCAATCCTTATCTTATCTAGCTGGTCTATAAAGATAACATCAACTTCATTGCGTGTACAGTAGTCTTCTATCTCCTGTACGGAAGTGCCTACACAATCCATGAAGGATATGTGCGGTAGAATATCATCCTGATACTGCTGAATAAATCCTTCCTTGTCCTGTAGTACCTCTAGTCGAGACTTTTCCAGTATAGACTTGGCTACGCGCATCCTAGTTTTCTTTACAGGTTCTTCGTTACCCCAGTAGGCTACCTTAAACCCATTCTTCACGTACCAGCCTGACAACCAAGCGGAGAAGCTAGTCTTACCTACCTCTGGCCGCGCAAAGATCACACCAAGATTTTGTCGATCAATGCCGGGAACGTAATCACGTAGTTGTGTAGGAAAGATAAACTCAGGGTCACGCTCAAACTCCTCAAGACTGTCTGCTATGTTCTCTTGTAGTATAGTATAAGTTTTAGAACCTTTTATCTCGTTGTCTTTTAGTTCTTCTACATTGTTGAGAAGAGAATTAGTATCACTAGATTTACCAAGAAAAATGTCAAGTGCTTCCTCCCCTATCTGTTTAGCTTTTACCCTCTTCCAGAAGCTGTGCAGAACATCAGCTACTAGGTCCGGGTTTATCTGCACATCTTTTAAACTGTCTATCTGCTCCCTTGCGCTAATCTTAGCTGCTTCAGGCATAGCAGGGTAACGCTCTTCGTGTGATAGTGCTACGTCTGCTAGTGTAAGATCACCCTCATACGTTTTGTGTAGATCACTAATTGTGTCTACTACAGTAGATACTTCCTTTGCAAAGTACTCCTTCTTAATTAAACTCGCTACTCTGTTGTAATTATCTTTTTGTAAACAAGCTACCAGAACAGCTTTGTCTATCATACCCTTAATACCTCTCTCGCCTGTGTTTCATCCAATTTCTTCAAGTCTCTCTCAAGTATTGCTATTTCTACCTTGTCTCCTATTAGGTGCTTAATCCTGCTGGCTATGTCTACAGCTTTAAGTGACGCATCCTTATCCAGAGCAACTGTAACTTTGTCAAAAACATTCAGTTTAGACATGACGTTGATTGACATG